AACCAGGTGTAGTAAAAGGACGTACGTCTGCTCGTGATACTATGGATCGCATCTCTGCGCTTCATACAGGAGACAGCGATAAGCCGAAGCAGGCTGCTAACGACTCCGAGAACATGTTCAAGGGTAGTCCTCATCTTACGACAGATGGGAGCAACAACCATATCCTTGACCTGTTCCGTGGTGGACGTCAAGAACATCCTGCAAATGATAACGTACCAGAGGCTGTGGCAGTTAACCTCGAGCCTCTAGTAGAGTCTATTGATCGTAACACTGCTATGATGGTCGAGCAGCTGAAAGAGATCAACAACAAGCTTCAGGAGATGATCCTCGATGAGACTTCAGAAGACTTTAATGACAAAGAAGCGAAAGTAGAGTCTGCTTACAAGGCTAAGGCTGAGCAGCTCAATAGTCCTGCCTCTTATGGTAGATATGCTAATTCTAACAAGATTGAGGCAGAAAAGCCCAGCTTACTCAAGGGGTTAGGAGGAGCGCTAGGTGGCATTTTGGGCGGCGGAGTACTAGGAGCCCTTGGAGACGCGATTGCTGATCCATCGCCTAATCATATTCGTGATGATGGTGACTACGGTGGCATCGGTAATCAAGACAGAAGGCCAAACGGACGTAGACAGCGCGAGTTCAAGGTCGATCCTGATCCAGTGACAGGTAACTTCACTGAGCGTCAGAAGATGTTCCTAAAGGTCATCTCATCTAGTGAGGGAGCTGGTTACGACACTGTATTCGGTAATGGTAAGTACGGTAGTCCGAACAAGAAGCTGACTGATATGACCATCAATGAGGTTACTACGTTCCAGAGGAAGCTGCAAGCTAACACTAAAGCGGCCGGTCATGGAGTACTTAATGGTAAGGTTGTTGGTACGTCTGCCGTTGGTAAGGGTCAGTTTGTACGTGGTACTCTACTAGAGACTCTCGGTTCACTTGGTCACAAGCCAAAGGACTTCGATACGCTCAAGTATACTGCAGAGCTTCAGAATCAGCTCATCCTACAGCTAGCTAAGAACAAAGGCATAGATCCCAACCGTCCAGAGACTCTGCGTAATCAGCGTCGAGTCGGATCTCAGTGGGAGAGTCTAGCGTCTCATAAGATCAACAATGGCGAGTTTAATCGTCGTATTGATATGGTGGAACGTGCTCCTAGTCAGGCTCTGGCTAACAATGTCCGTACTGATCGTGTTGGTCAAGGTGCTAATGTATCGAAGAACTCAGCTCAGATGGCTGCAAAGGTAACTCAGAACATCACAGTTATCCAGCAAGGTGGACAAACTGTAGCTGCTCCACAACAGCAAGCTCAGACAAATACGACTAGGAATCGACCTCCATCTGCTAAGTCTCCAAGAGAACAGACTTGGATGGAATACTTCGGCTTCGGTTAATAAGCACAAAAAAAAGGGGAGCCCGGTTAGGAGCTCCCCTTAGTTGTTTCAGTTTAAGAAACGATTAGTCTTCAGCCAGCTTCTGGAAGAAGCTCATGCTGTCATCTGCATCGTCATCAGTTCCACCCGCGAACGGAGTAGGAGCTGCCGACTTGAAGCTCGAAGATGGACCAGCCGCGAAAGGCAGATCATCATCGTCATCCATTGCAGTACGGCTCGCCTGGCGCTGTTGCTGTTCACCACGAGCATGTGCCGGGGTGCGCTCATCACCAAGACCAAGGACCTGATCGAGCTTCTTCTTCAGCTCATCAAAGGTCTTGTAGTTCTCAGGTGCGAGGATAGGAGCGAGTGGGTGACACTGGTTCCAAGTAGCCTCGATCTGGTCATCGTCGTTATAAACAGGCGATGGGTTATCAAACTCAGACTTATCGTAGTTACGATAGCCTTCGACCTGACGGATCTTGAGCTTGAAGTTTGCACCATCCCAAAGGTCGAACGGGTTCATTGGCTCTTCGTCAGGGAACTCAGGGTTCATCTTTTCGTTGAGCTTGTTGAAGATCTTCTTGCCGTACTTGTATTTGAAGACCTTACCCTCGTTCTCAGGGTTGGCGGTGTCCTGGACGACCAGGATGTTAGACACGAAGTGAAGACGACGCTTCTGCTTACGGGCCTGCTTACGCTCAGGACTATTGTCATCCTGTGAGACGTTCCACAGCTTACCGTTAAACTGAGCGACAGGATCTTCCTGTCCGATAGAAGTTAGAGAGTTTTCGATGTACCACTTACCGCCAGGGCCTTGGAAGCCGTGATCCCAGTAGCGTACATAAGGAGCTTGTTCACCAGCAACCTGGGGAAGGAAGCGAATAATCGCGAAACCGTTGCCTGCTTTATCAACGGTAGGAGACCAGAAGGTCTCATCCTTGGAACGCTCGTTGCCCTTAGTGAGCTTGTCGAGGTCCTGGGAAAGCTTATCAAAGCTTGACTTGCGATTCTTCTTTAGATCAGCAAAATTGTTTGCCATAGTGTTCTGTTCTCGTATATTTGTATGGTTTCATATGTTTTGTGTCCACTGAATACATAATAAAGAAGGGTAAGATGGGAGCCAATACTGTACCATCCAACCCTTTATTTATATCATAGTAATGTTGAAATGTCAACCACTTTTTACGCGGTATCTAATTTCTTCGAGGTTAGTCCTATTGAACATCTCGCCATTACGATAACGAAGCTTAAGCTCAGATGGTACGATGAACTCACCGGTCTCAGCTGCGATAGCATTCTGGAATTCCAGATCTTCGTGCCGAACCGTGTGATAGACACCACCAATCTTGACTAGATCAAGACGGCCACGCTTAGACTTCTTACCTTGGTCAGTGATCGGATCCTTATAGACTTCGACCCACTCACCATCGATAAATGCAGCAGAGCACTTCATCGCGAACTTTAGATCATCGCGATTAACGATCTGAAGTAGAGCGCCGCCCTGGCCGAAAGTAATGTTATCGGCTGAGAAGCCGGCCAACTGGGCGCTAAACAGAATAGAACGAATGCTCTGATGATTGATACCATCACCCTGAAGCACTCGGACATTGTGATTGATGACCTTATAACCCTTCTCATTAGCCGTACTGCCGAAGTACAGATCGAGAAGCTGAAGGACCTTAGTAACGATAGTAGCAGGATCACCCGAGTCAGGACGTACTACCAAGTAACAGCCGGTGTCGATGATATCCTGCTTCAGTTCAGTACCAAAAAGCTTGATCGCATTGAAGATATCGTAGCTATCAGAGACGATAGAAACGATCTTACCCGGCGCTCCATAAGTACGGATCATGTTACGATACGAATCTACCTCGCCATCACGAGTCCAACTCGTTACAGTAGAGTGCTCCATTGCAGGAACGCTAAAAGCAGGAGCAGAGTCAGCATCGTAATACTCGATAGCGTAATCGATAGCCGTGAGAGTATCAGTTCCCATGAAGACGGCAATATGTGCGAGCCCGCCAATACCAGCAGACTCAAAACTGCTAACGCCCCGAGCGCCAAAATCATGAAGTTTAAAGTCGATAAGAGACTCATCGCCAGTGTCCTTTAGTCCCTTAAGAATGATCTGCTTGCTGTAGTAGCTATTCGATGCGACGGTGGTAGGATACCAGATGCCGCGGAGGAGCAGAGTCTCGAGGTACGACGTAAGCCACCAGCACTTAGGATCGGTGTTCTTAATCCATGCTAGGATATGCTGAGTGCCGATGACAGTACCTTCGTCGAGGGCATAGATCTCGACGGGAAGGACACCATCTAGTTCGTTCAGAATATAGAGCCAGCCAGCACGGTTGAAGGGTTCGCCGTGAGCATTGGCGATCTTCTCTGCGCGATTGATCATCTTCAGAGTTACGCGCTTCATAACGTACTCTTGAATGAGCATCTGCGTGCCCATGAATACGAGCTTGTCGTACATACCACCACGACTCTCGATGTACGAATAGACGTACTCAGTCTTTGGCGGATACTGGTTGTACTGCGACAGCTTGTAACTGTCGGTGTTAGTGCAGATATTGTATTCCACGATAAGTTCCTTATTCGTGATTAGAAGGTAGAGCGCCTATCGCTTACCAAGTTGTAGGAAGAGGTACCCAGTGCGAGATGATGTCGAAGTGATCATCAAACAGGAGTTCCTTCTTGATTTCGTTAAAGGGAACCCACTTAGCTCGCTTAGCATCATCGGCGCCCTTAACCTTCGGGAAGTTACCGAGTGGAGATCTCTTTAGTCGAATCAGACCTGCATGAGTGATAGATCTACCGAGCAGAGAACGCTGCTTATGTGAGAAGGTCTTGATCTCTTCGATAGAGCCACGAATGATCTTTGCAGGAACATCGATCATAGTCTCTTCATCGAGCTCGCGAACTATACCATCGACTGGTTCATCGTCTTGTACAGCATCGAAGTAACCACCAGGTAGAGCCCAGAGATCCTTGCCAGGATGTGACTTACGCTGGATCAGTAGGATATGACCATCACAAATGACGACCGCATCTACCGTTACAGCAACCATCGGATATGGAAGGTTCGCATACTGCTTCCTACGGTCTTCTACGACACGCTTTCCAGCCATGATGTATTCGAACTCAGGAGTTTCACGGAACTTATCGAGCCAGACTAGAACCGATGAAGGAACCGTACCAATCAGGAAGTTACGATTGTAGTTGCGTTGGAAGTAGAGCTCTCGGATCGTAGTAGCATCGAGAAGCTGCTTTGCTTTTACAGGCACAAAGTCCCATTGAGGGAACATGCTGAGATACTCGGTAGTATCAGCATCCTTGTTGTGACCCACTAGAGCGATCTTATCGCCGGGCTTAGAATGCTTAGCTACGATCTGCTGAGTGCGTGTGATCCAGCCATCGTAGTCATAGAGCGTATCGATATTGAACTCGATAATGTACTCTGCGCCGTTAATAGCAGACAGCATAGTCAGGATAGGGCGAAGCATGTGTGCTCGCTCTGCCGCCGTCCATGGGTTCTTGTGAGTGCGTGGCTGGAATGCCGAGCCAACGTGGACTACTACTTTATCAGCGATATCACCGGCTTCTCTAAGAAGATCCTCGTGAGCGAAATGTAGTCCTTGAAAGCGACCGATAACTGCGGCCACATTGTATAGCTTAATCATTAGTTCGCAAAACTCCTTTGCGATATTAAAAGAGGATCAGCCTATCTGTCCTCGTTGGTATTTATCACCCGTAGTAGACTACGCCCTTGTGGGTGATCTTCATCGGACGGATGACGGTCTCTTTGACGAGCTTCTCTCGTCCGGACTGAGCATCGATCTCGAAGCTTTGAAACTTGACGGGGTCAGGCGCAGGGTTACCTGCTGCGATCTCGTTAGCAGCGAACTTAGTGAACTGCCATTCACGATCGAACTGATTAGTGCGGGTGCGGTTGTTGCTCACAGGCCGAGCTCGTTGAATTCGTCTTGAGTGGTGTAGTAGCGAGCAACGAGCTTGAACGCCTTGCGCAACTTCTTCTCTTCGCGAGTGCCAGGATGATCCATTGCCTTCAGGCGACGGTACTCTTCATCGACATAAGCATGGTGCTCTACGAGACTCTCGACCAACAACTTGTCGAGCATCACAGGGTCGACGTCAATATGAACTTTCATTATAAACCTTTAACTAAATTTGTCAACTACAATCTTCTTGAACTTAGCGATGTCGTAAGTCATGAAGGGTTGGTACTTACGTACCTTCATCGAAACCTCAGCCCAGACTGGATCGTACTCCATCTGCTTGTTCCACTTGGAATAGCAACCGGTCATGTGCATGAGGATGACGAGTGTTTCGAGCGATACCTTACCACGAAGGTACATCTTCAGCAGAGGCGGATGACCACCATCCGTTATTCTGAAGTTTGTGTCAAAGTCATCGTCAAGGGATCCCAGCTCATTCGTAAAGGAGTATGTGAGGGATTGGTTTCGCTTGACCCAGTTGGTGTACGTGACTTCAGCTGCGTCAGAATTAACGAGCTCCCCCACCCAGACTTGGGCTCCTCGCTCGACCATATTAGCGAGTATAAAGGATCGTGGGTCTTTAAGCTTTGCGAGCTTATCGAAGAAGTATCTGTCGTTTCGGCCTTCGAAGGCGCGGGTAGAAGCAGATACTTTGCCTCCGTATTTGAAGAAATTGTAACTATCCTTTGTAAAGTGCTGCTTAAGCGCCAGGTAGTAAACGTATAGATCAAACGATGTCATATGCTGCTTTATAGCCTTTATGATGCGCCCTAAGTCCTTTAGCTACTTTCTGCAAATTCTGATTAGAAAGATTTAACTCTCGACAGAACTGCTTAAGGTTTACGATTGGAAATTGTTTGCCATCTGGATCTGTTATGATCCATGGTAGCTGTCGAACTGGTCCTCGGGATTTACCGATGTTTGATTCTGATATCTTACGATTGTGTTCCGCAGTTCTAACAAGCCCTGGGAAACCGTCACCACCATCAGTCATATTACTGAGGATGCCAGTTGAAAGATCTTTTCTACCGTACCACTCTATATAGCGACGCTCTAAAGCAAAAGCACCTAACTCTGTTAAGCTCTTCTCAAGGAAGACTATGCGCTTTCTATCTTTCGGAACTGGTACTCTATGCTTTTGATATGCTCTGTAGCCAGTACCTTTGCCGATATAGTATGGTGTTCCGTCTATCCTAAGATAAGCGTACACATAATACTTCAGCACTTATATAGGCAGCCTCGCCGAACGGCTAAGGATGTTGAGGTTCTCAGCCTCAATTTGGATCTTCGACTTGAGGACCGCGTCTTTCTTGATGAGAGACGCGGCAGTCTCTATGTCGATGTTATGGTCTGCACAGTAATGGCAGATGGCGTCGATAATGTCTACCGTGCCGCCGTGAGTAAGCTTTTCGATTTCTTTAGCAAAATCAACGTTAAACTTCGACAAATTATATTCCAGGGATCTTTACGTGTAGTACATTTGATACATCAGATATAACATACATGATGGACCTTGTAAAGGCAAAAGTAAAAAGATAAGGAACTAATGCCGGCATAAAAAAAGCCGCCAGAACTACAACAAGTAGATCAAGGGCGACATTGTACATCATGCGTAGAGCACGATCTGTAGGGTTATCGTATCCGAGGATGATAACACCGATGCTATGAAATGTGACGAACACACCAGCTAGAAGGCAAACAAAGTAGAGCATTATGAGTAGAGCTGCTGTGCTTTCTTAGGATCTTCGTCATTGGATAGAATGACAGACTCTAGCTGTCGTGCGTATTCAACAAGGATAAGAAGATCTTCGCCATTGACATTAACCATCACGGTATTGACTGGTGACTTAAGAACTTTGAGCTCTAGATCGTCAATCAGTTTCGTCATGATCGAGCGGAACTTGGCAGGCTTAGTTGACATTAAGTGGTACTCCATTTGAGACCACTTATTTATGTGCAGATGGAGCGCTCGGAGGGAGTCGAACCCTCATCTCTATGCTTAGAAGGCAATGGCCCAGGATCCGCTGGCGAGCGCTTACATCACTTATTTAGTCTTGTTCATCCGCTTCTTACGAAGATCTGCTGCAATCTCTTGCACCATAAAAATGGCTACAATCGGAAAGAAGATAGGCCATAAGAAAGCAGCTGTAACAGCGCCACCTTCGCCCAGCGATCCATCGAATGTTTCAACAGCGAACACAAATATTAGACCAATGGCAAAGTACGCGAATGCAAACAGTAAGAAAGTCATCACGTGGTCGGACGACTAGCTGAGCTGCTGCCAAGTTCAAAGCCGAGCTTGAACGACTTGCAGGTAAGAACGAAGGTGCGGAACTTCTCAGGAGTATCGAGCTGAAGACCCTGAACGACCTGACCAGGCGAAAGACGACCAGTGATTAGACCTGCACATGCAGTCGCATGAAGCTGGACTTCCTCGTCAGTAACTGGAAGAGGCGTCGACTGAACGACGGGAGTTGCTGCGGCAAGAGCTGCCGCCATAAGAAGCATCATTGTATAAATCCGTGTTGGAGAGAAGTGGGTCTCTTCTGTTGCTAGGTGAGACCCGAACCCCAGAAACGATTACGCGGCTAGCGCGAACTCGTTAGCAAGGACATCATTGTCGTTTGCGTTTGTTTAGAATGGCGTTTACGACGCCCTACGATCATCTACGTATAGTCTTCAGAAGCAATCGATGCTGTATCGGGCCCATAAGATGGGTAGAGTGGTGGACCCGGCGAGTTCTGCCCTCGCGTCTTACCGCCTATCATTCTACATCAAGCAATGATAGGTTATTTATACCCTAGTAGCTTACAAATGTCAAGGCTTCTTTTTATCGAGCTTAGACTTTTGTTCATTTTCCCACTTCGACTTCTTGAAGTTACAGTTGCCACAAAGGATCTGGAAGTTCTCCTCTGAGTCAGCGCCACCAAGACAGCGTGCTACTGTATGATCGAGGGTGACTTTGTCTTTCCAGTTCTCGGTGAACTGAAGGTTATGCGTAAGCTTACCACAGAATGGATTGCGGCAACGTGGGTCTTTACGCCACTCGGCTAGCCGGAAGACTAGCCGATGATAGTTCTTCATGGAAGAACGGCGATGACCCATGTTCTCATAGATC